GATAGATGTTCTTTTTAATATCTACTTGACAAATTTTGATTTTTGTGGTATAATTATTATAGAAATAAAAAATAATTATAATCTTAGAGAGAGGATAATCAAGTAGCCTACTTGATTATCGGAGTGATGATTATGACGCCAATAGATTTAACAGGTCAAAAAATAGGATATTTGACTATTGAAAAACTGATACCCTATGAAGAAAGAAAAAATTCATACAAGAGAAGAGAGTGGTTATGTAAATGTGATTGTGGAAAAGAAATAGTTGCCGAACAAAGAAATTTAACAGGTAAAAAATATACGCAAATGAGTTGCGGGTGTATAAGAGAAAAAGAACATTTAATTGCAACGTCTAAATATCCATTAGAAAAAGATTTTGTATATTCTTTTCAAGATTTTAAAAAATACTCTTTTCTACATAAAAGTGTAACTCATTCAAATTCTCCTTTAAAGATTTATACTTATGATTATTATAAGGAGTATATTAAACATTTTTATAACGATGAGCAATTTAATTTAATTTATAATTTTTGGCTAGAAAATAATTATAATAACATAACATACTATGACTGGTCAAAGCCTTCTTTAGACCATAAAATACCTCTTAGCAAAGGTGGCAGTAATAAAATTGAAAATTTAGAATTTTTAACGGTATTTGAAAACTTAGCAAAAAGAGATATGACTTTGGAAGAATGGGAAGATTTTAAAGAGAAAACTCAAACAACGTCGAATTATTTCATTGAAAAAATTAGAAAGAGGGGTGATGCTAAGCAATGATGGGTTATTTTAGTGTTCACAATCACACCCATTATTCTTAGTGGGTCTAATATAAGAATGATTGATTGCATCAATAAAGAAGATGCACTTATAGATTACGCAATAGAGCTTGGATTATGTGGATTAGCTATTACAGACCATGAATCATTAGGTGGACATATTAAAGCTTTACAATATTATAAAAAGCTCCAAGAAAAAGCAAAAGAAGATATAAATAAAGATAATCAAAAGAAAAAAGAGTGGGCAAACAAAGTTCTAAATTTTAAACTCGCTCTAGGTAATGAGATTTATCTATGTAGAGATGATTTAAATAAAAACAATTATATTAAAGGAGAAGATGGATTCTTTCACTTTATTCTAGTAGCAAAAGATAAGATAGGACATAAGCAATTGAGAGAACTTTCTTCAAGAGCATGGAATCATACTTTTAGACAATTTATGGAAAGAGTTCCTACTTATTATAGAGATATAGAAGAAATAGTATGTTCAAATAAAGGTCATTTGATTGCTACTACTGCTTGTTTGGGAGGCCAATTTCCTAAACTATTAATGGAGGCAATTGAAAAAAACAATTTCTCTAAAGTTGATAATTTTATGAACTGGTGTAGAGAAATATTTGAAGACGATTTCTATATTGAAATTCAGCCTGGTTTAAGTGACGACCAAGTAAGTTTCAATTCTGCCGCAATTACTTACGCTAATCAGCGTGGTTTTAAATATATAGTATCAACAGATACTCATTATCTAAAAGAAACAGATAGACCGGTTCATAAAAGTTTCTTAAATTCCGGTGATGGAGATAGAGAAGTTGATGATTTCTATGCCTATACTTATATGATGGATTATGATGAAATAATTCAAAAACTTACAACTCATATGAGTAAAGAAATGGCTATTGAAGCATTGGAAAATACAAAAGAAATTTATTCTAAAATTGAATTTTATGATTTGGCACACAAGCAAGTAATTCCTCGTGTTCCTTACGACTGGAAAGAAATTAGTTGGTCAAAACCGATTGTTCCAGATTTTCCATATATCAGAAAGTTCTTTGAATCTGAGTATGAAGATGATAGATTCTTTATTACTTCGATTCTTAAAAGAGGTAATGAATTAGGCATTTTAGATGATATTCATTGGAAAAGAATCGAAGATGAATGTGGAGAAATATGGGAAGTTTCTGAAAAAATTGAAGAGCGCCTTAGTGCATATTTTTTAACTATCCAAAAGGTAGTTGATATTGGTTGGAACGAAGGCGATACTCTTATGGGTCCGTGGAGAGGTAGTGCTGGTGCGCTCTTGACAGCTTATCTTCTAGATATTACACAAAGAGACCCACTAGAATCCCCAATTGAATTGCCGTATTGGAGATGTATTTCAAGAGGTCGAGCTGAATTAGCGGACTTTGACTTAGATTCTCAAGCTAGTAAACGTGAACGTTTTATTGCAGCAATAAAAACCTTTTTTGAATCTATCGGAGGACAAGTAATATCTGTTTGTACTTATGGTACGGAGACTTCAAAGGCTGCTCTTTTAACGGCCGCGCGCGGACTTGGGTATGAACCAGAATTGGGAACTTATTTAAGTTCTTTGATTCCTATTGATAGAGGTTTTGTAAGAACTTTATCTCAATGTTATTACGGCGATGAAGAAAAAGGTTATAAGCCTATAAAACAGTTCATCACAGAAATGAATATTCACAAAGACATTTGGGAAGTCGCGCGAGGTATAGAGGGATTAATTAGTCGTAGAGGTATTCATGCGGCGGGTATTCTTATCACTAATAACAAATTTACCGAATTTAATGCGACAATGCGTTCTCCAAAAGGAGTTCTTACTTCTCAATGGGAACTCCATGACAGTGAGTATGTGGGTAAACGAAAAAATTGCCCAAAAACAGTTAATGATTTATCAATCACGTTTGTAAGGCTTTGATATAATCAAGTAAGTAAATAATACCTTATAAGCGTCGGGGAAGCCCTAATAGGTAAAGCTAAGGGTAATCCCGAACCAATATATTTATAAATTTGACTGAAATTTTATAATCCTCTATATACGAATTTACTTTAAATATAGAGGTGATATTATGGTTGTTTATAAAATTACATCTAAATTAAATAACAAATGCTATATCGGAATAACTAATGATTTTAATAGAAGAATGAGAGAGCATAAAACTCTTCATAGTAAAAATTCTTTAATCGAACAAGCAATTCAATTAGATGGAGTAGATAATTTTATTTATGAAATCATTGAAAAAGATTTGTCTTTAGAAGAAGCTCAAGAAAAAGAAATTAGTTATATTAAAAAATTTAATAGCAGGTTTCCTAATGGCTATAACTATACATCCGGTGGAGAGTTAATGACGGGAACCAATAACGGTAGAGCAGAATTTTCTTTATCTGAAATAATAGATATTAGAGAAAGGTTTAATAATGATGAAAATTATTTAGACATTTATCAAGATTATAAAAAAGTAAGTCTTGGACAATTTTTAAAAATATTAAGAAATAAAACTTATATTGATTGTCCAGTTAAAGCAAAAGAAAAAAGTCTTTATAATCAAGGATATTTAACAAAATTAAAAACTGGAAAATTGAAATTTTCTAAAGAGGAAATTGAATATTTTAGAACTCAATGGAAAAATTTAATAAATTATAAAGAAGTATATCAAGATTATAAAGATATTTGTAGTTTAGAATATTTCTATCAAGTTTATTATGGCATTCTTTATAAAGATATAATGCCAGAAGTTTTTACTCCAGAATTAAAAAAGGCTCATTCTTCGTTAAGCCATTCTGGAGAAAACAATAGCAAGGCAAAATTAAAAAAAGAAGATGTTATTAAGATTAGAGAGCTTTATAGAAACAAAATAAAGACTCAAAGTGCTTTAGCAAAAGAATACCAAGTATCAGTAGGAACAATAAATAATATTGTTAATTATAAAACTTGGAGAAATTTATAAATATAGCGTGTATCGACTAGTTCGTTTAGAACGTAGGGCTACTATTGATACGTAGCTCGAAACACTGTTTCTACAAATTGTAGATAAAAGATAGTCAGGGCCTATAGTAATATAGGAATAACCGAATATTAAATTCGATATGCTAACTATTGATGCTTTGGATAGAATTAGAACTACTCTAGAGCTATTACTTGAATATGGCTATATTGAATGGCAAGGAACTTTAAAGAAAACTTATTTAAAATATATTGCTCCGCAAGTATTAGATTATGATAATGAAAAAATGTGGGAGCTTGTTGGCGAAAACAAGATTATTTCTCTATTCCAGTTTGATACTCCTGTTGGATTGCAGTGTGCGAAACAAATCAAACCTCGTTCTCTTTTGGAATTGGCTCAGGCCAATAGTTTGATGAGACTTATGCCAGAAGGAACAGATTTGACTCCAGTTGAGGAATTTGTCCGATACAAAGAAAATCCGAATTTACTTTCTGACGAAATTGATTCTTTAATCGCGACAGAAGAAGAAAAGAAAGAACTTTATAATTTTCTAAAACAATATAATGGTGTACCAGATTCACAAGAATCAATTATGTTACTTGTTATGCATCCTAAATTTTTAGGATTTGATGTTATTCAAGCAAATAAGTTAAGAAAACTAATCGCAAAGAAAAAAATAAGAGAAATTGAAGAATTTAAAGTATATTATTATGACGTTGGCCGGAAAAATGGATGTTCCGAAGATGTTTTGAGATATATTTGGGATAAACAGATTAGCCGCCAGCTAGGATATTCTTTTTCTATTATTCATACTATTGCTTATTCGACGGTAGCTATTCAAGAATTGAATCTTGCTTATCATTATCCTTCTATATTTTGGAATACAGCTTGTTTAATAGTTGATAGTGCAGGATTGGTTGAAGATGAAGATGAAGAATCTCCTTCAGTAGTAGAATCTATTGGATTAAAAAATAATCCAAAAGATGAACAAACCGAAGAAACCGAAACCGATGATGAAGAAGACGAAGACGATGAAGAAATAAAAGAAGAAAAAACAAAAAAGCCTAAAAAGGTTGTAAACTACGGTAAAATTAGTTCTGCTATTGGGAAAATGAAACAGTTTGGAATTAATATTGTTCCACCAGACATTAACCGTTCAAAATATACTTTTGTACCAGACGTAGAAAATAATCAAATCGTTTATGGAATAAAGGGCATAACGAAAATTAATGATGAACTCGCCGCGCTCATTATTGAAAAGCGTCCATACGATGGAGTTGAAGATTTTATGTCTAAAGTAAAAGTAACAAAACTCCAAATGATAAATTTAATTAAGTCTGGAGCATTTGACGCCATTTCTAACTATCCTAGAGAAGACATAATGTTTGATTATATAAAAACTATTTCTGGATGTAAGAAAAAACTGACTTTGCAAAATATGCAAATGATTATAAATCAAGGGTTAATTCCAGAAGAATTAAAGCCACTAGAAAAAGTTTATAACTTTAATAAATTCTTAAAGAAAAACAAATTTGAAGATTATTACATTTTGGATGATTATTCCCAAGAATATTTCAATTCAAATTTCAATGCTGACCTATTAACTTTTGTAGATGGAAATTGTTGTATTAAACAAAAAGAATGGGATAAAATTTATAAAAAGCAAATGGATGGTATTCGCCCATTCTTGGCGAAACCAGAAACTCTACAACAGTTGAATCATAATTTAATTGGTGACTTATGGGATAAATATTGTTCTGGCCCTGTATCTAAATGGGAAATGGATAGTATAGGTTTTTACAATAGCAATCACGAGCTAGATGGAATTAGAGATGAAGACTACGATATCGTTAATTTCTTTAGTTTGCCAGAAGAACCAATTCCAACTTCAACTTTTACTACTAAAGAAGGAAAAATTATTCCTCTGTTTAAGTTAGATAGAATCGCGGGAACAGTATTGGAGAAGAATAAATTAAAAAATATTATTACTCTATTGACAAAAGACGGGGTAGTAAAAGTAAAAATTTATAAGCCACAGTTTGTTAAATATGATAGACAAATTTTTGAGAGGGATATTGAAACGGGTAAGAAAAAAGTGATTGAAAAGTCTTGGTTTACAAGAGGTAATAAATTAATCATTAGTGGAATTAGGCGTGAAGATGCTTTTTCTCCAAAATGTTATCGCAACTCCCCGTATCCAAATGCTATTGGATTGATTGAAGATATAAATTACAATGATGGCTCTTTATCAATTATTTATGAGAGAAAGGAGGATTAAAATGTATATTGGATTATTTGACCAAGATTTATTAATAACTCCAAATACATTTATCCCCTCTCTTGAGTTGATGAAGTATTCTTATTATTACAAGATGAATAAGAATATAGTAAAGATGATTTATGACGCGAATGCCATAAGTCCATTCGACAAGGTAATTGTTAGTAGCAATGTAAAGAGTAAATCATATTTACCTAAGATTTTAATGACAAATCCAAAAGTCGAATGGATTGGTAAAGCATTTTTTAATAATTATTCTAGACCTCCATTGGAGATTGAAAGTTGTGAAGCGGACAAAAGTATTTATGAAGCTTTTTATAAAAAAAATAAAAATAATTTTTCCCTTAAACAACAAAATAAATTAGGCCCTTTTTTAAATTTAGGTTCTGCCTATCGTTTAACACATAACGGGAAAATCATATTCGACTATGAAAAAGTAATAGCAAATAAGAATAAAATATACTTATACGACGAAGATATTTTTTCATGCCCGGAGATTATTAAGCAAATTCCTAAATTTCAAACTGAACACGGTATTTGTTTTTTGGAATCTCAAAAAATCTATGATTTTGAAACTTTTTTAAAAACAAAATCAGATTTTCCTAGATGTAGCGCTTATACAATTACTTCTCCTATGTTTATATATATTGGAGAATTAACAAAAAAAGAATTCCTAAATCATTATATGGATTTATCGTATTCGTATGCTCTTGGAGTTACTAATAAAAAAAGAGATAATGAATCATGGAATGATTTTGGATTTAGACAATTCTTAACTTTGGGTAATTATTATTTTTATTCAATATCAAAAAAGCATAAATTTACCTTAGTAAAAAATCCTAATATACCGAATAATTCAGATGGAGTAAAATTATTAAATTGTTTATGTAGATTTTCAAGAGTTGGAACCCCATCTTCGGACTATAATCTTTATCAATGCTTAAAAAAAGATGGATATGCCATGGATGAGTTATATAAAAAATATAGATTCGATTCGGCAGTAAATAGGATTCTTAGCACTAACCTGAGACAAGTAAGCCAATATGGAGTGTGGGTATTATAATGAATAGGAATGAAATTAAAAATAAAATAGATGTTATAGAATCTGAAATTCTAAATATTTTGGTTTTAGGAGTATTAGATAATCGTATGGCTTCTTTAGAAGCAGAAAAAGAAAATATTCAAGCCAAATGCCGCCATGAAGAATTTGAGATTGTAAATGGAAATAAATTCTGTTCTATTTGCCATAAACATCTAATTTAATTAGTTTTTAAGTTATCTGATGCCTAAATTAGTGCGGCACGTATTGTAATTAACAATATGTGACTAATTTATGGGAGTGAGGAATATTATGGAATATTCAATTTTCACATCAGTAGATTATATGTTGGAGGCATTTGAGAGTATTGATAGAATTGACGTTAGTCTTACAAGAGATAATAAGATTGCGACGATTTATCTTAATAATAGATATTGTGATTATGATATTACAATAGAAGATATTAAGAAATTACTCAATGATGAAGAACATAAATATCTACACTTTATCAGATAACTTTTTAAATAAAGGGAGAAGTAATACTTCTCCCACTTTTTAAAATATTATTAATAGGAGTATATAAATATGACAGAAAATTTTCTATTACAGAATCCATTGCAGTTATTTGATGATTTTAAAGAAATACCAGACTTAGCATTTGAAGATGAAAGTAGTCGAGAAGAATTAGTTTCTGTAATTAATTCAGTAATTAATTCAGAAGATTATATTAGAGTATTAGTTAATCTATACCATGACAATCCAGAAGAAATTCGTAATAAAATGAATGATTTTAAGAAAGAGTTAAATAAGGCCAATAGTGGTCAATATAGAGACAAAAGAGCTGAAATCGTAAAATATTTTATGGATAAAACCATTAATACTCTTGAAGAAATTATTCTCTACGATGGAGCTTTTAAAAGTATTCCAATTAAGGTTATGAAAGTAGACGAAGATGCAAAACTCCCATTCTATTCGGACGGAGGGGACGCTTGTATGGATATTTGTTCAAACAAAGAAATGACAATTGCGCCACATACAACAGAAGTTGTGCCATCTGGTATCAAAGCAATTGTTCCTGGAGGTTATGAATTACAGGTTCGACCAAGAAGTGGGCTTTCTAGAAAAACTGGAATTAGAGTAGCGAATACTCCTGGCACTATTGATTCTGGATATAGGCATGAGATTGGAGTCATTCTTGAAAATACTTCTGATACTCCTTTTGAAATTCATAAATATGATAGAATTGCACAGCTACGTTTGGCAGAAGTCCCGCATATTATATGGGATGAAATTTCAGAGGAAGAATATGATAAATATACTACTAACCGAGGGGAAGGGTTTGGAAGTTCTGGCATAGCTACAAATGGCTAAATTAAAAATAGAAGACATTCGTAAAGATTTAGAAGAAAGAGGATGGAAATTAATTTCTACAGAATATAAGAATTTAGAAACCGAACTCGAAATGGAATGCCCAGAAGGACATAAGGTATTTAAAAATTATAAATCAATTAGAAAAAATTACGAATGTCCCGTCTGTAAAAATAACCCTTATAAGAATTGTGATTCAATAGTCATACCAAATAAGGGTAAAAAATTCAGAATTTTGGCACTTGACCAAGCTACCGTAATAAGTGGATGGTCAGTATTCGACGATAAAGAGTTAGTTAAATATGGTATAATTTCCCCAAACGAGAAATTTGATAAAACAACTCGTATATCAATAGTCAAACAGTGGTTAATTGGAACTATTGATTCTATAAAACCAGATTTAATCTTATTTGAAGATATCCAGCTTCAAGATTTCAATAACTCTTTTCCAGGCCAAAAAAAGCAACATGACAATATTGGCGTAACAACATTCAAAGTATTGGCAGAGTTAATCGGAGTTTTAGAAAATGCAGCTTATGAAGCAGGAGTGCCATTTAAAATAGTTCATTCTGCTACTTGGAGAAAGGACGTTGGAATTAATGGTAGAACTAGAGCAGACAAAAAGAAGAGCGCACAGATGTTAGTAAAACGATGGTATGATGTTCAAGTAAGCGAAGACGAAGCTGATGCTATATGCATTGGTCGTTACGGCTCGAATAATTTTAAAAAAGAAATTGAAATGGTTAGTTGGGAATAAAAAAGAGAGAGCTTCCGCTCTCTCTCTTTTTTTTATTACATCTTGAAATTTTGAACTGCGTATTCTAGTTCCTCTTTTTCTTCCATAAAATATTCGTGCATACAGTCCCATTTACCTTCTTCATAAGACTTTCCACTTTCCATCTCTTCTTTTTTAATAAGTTCTTCCATTTTCTGATGGTCTTCATTCATCATCTGGACTCTCGTTTTAGCTCGCATGAAAAAGTAGTTAGCCACATCTGAATGTCCTTCGTCTTTAGCACATTTAGCATAGTCAAGCATCATTTCTCCGTCTTTAAGGCCATCCATCATACTTTTTGCAAGATGTTTTATATCTTTTTTATATTTCATTGGATTTATCCTCCTTTATTGCTTCGAGCAATTCATTGAGTTTCTTCTCAATCCTGCAAGAAGTTTGTTCCGTAAGATTCATTAAGCAAATAATCTCATTCTGCAACTGAATTATTAAGTTATTAGTCACAGAAAAATCATTTGTTAATTCTTTTCTTAACAATTCAATCGCGTCTGAATGAGTTTTATTTTCCATTTTTACTCTCCACTGATTTTGTATTTGACACAGAAGGAACTACTTCTTCAACACTAGCTAAAGCAGGCGCGGCAGTTGGGGTTGTTCCATTAATACTGCGTAAATTGTTTGAAGGTGAGCAACATGGAGAACCTAGCATTTTAAAGGTTCCGCCAGTTGCGGTAGTTGAAACGCATACTGAATATCTTGTTCGAGTTCTAATTCCACAAGCAGTAACTTGGGCACAGTTACTCTTGGTTAAAGGGTATTGAACAGTTCCAGTCCCAATAGTGATAACCACTGGGGCGTTAATAGTTGTAGTAGATGGTATAGTTTGAGCTACTACAATACAATATTTCTCGCCATCATTATATGCCCCAGCAGGAATATTGATAATCAAATTTCCGCCAGAAAAAGTTACAGCTTGGGAAATGACGAGTCTATTGCAAAGTTTACATACAGGTTTGCAAGACATAAATTAACCTCCTAAAAAAAATAAAGGGAGGCTTCCGCCTCCCTAGCCTTAATGGCTTAAATCACGCAAAGCGGAAATTAGCAACCGCATCCACAACCACTATTGCCATATCCAAGAGCAGTATATGGGCTGCAAGTTAGATATGCAGGGATGGCGCACGGACGAAGCTCATTGATAAGAGTTTGAGTCTGAGCATTGTTCTGAAGAGCAAGCTGTGCAGATTGAAGTTCTGTTCTAAGTGCCTCAATCTTATCCTGTGTCATAATATCGATGATACGCTGAGTATTTGCTTGTCCTGCGGTGATGATATCGCAAGTATTTTTAGCATTCTCATAACGCACAGCATCAATGTTTCTGTTGGTTTCGCCAAATTGTTATCATATAAGTTCTTTATCTTATATTTCTATATGTTTCCATATAGTTCAGACTATATCTTCATCTTCGCAATTTGCCAATTTTTGGCAAGTGGCATGCGAAGAGTTCGGCACTCGTGGGAAAATTTATTGACAACCCTTCTCATTTTCCTAGTCGTTGAACCTTCTAAATTACTTTAATGGGTTTCATTTAGCTTGGCTGCTGATTGGCATATTTACAAATATGTCCTTTATATGGTCTATTATTTTTTAAAGCTTTACATAAGGGAGAAGTATCTTTAACTCCAAGAAAATTTGCCGCTTCTTTCAAAGAAGAGAAATATAAATCATCTATAAAAACAGCTTTTGAAGAAGATTTTTTAAAATTAAAATCTTTAGGACCTTCTTCTTCATAATAACAACTATTTCCGTTTGTGTCATAACCTCTTTTTACCCAATTATATATGGTTTCTTTATGAGTATTCAATATCAAAGAAGCTTCTTTAACAGAATCATATTTTATGTTATTAATAATAACTGTTTTCGTTTTTGATTTTACCATTTTCTCTACGACTTTTTTACTTTTCATTGGATTGTTTTCAGACATTCTACTTTTTTGCTTTTCATCTTTCATTGGATTGAATTCTGACATTCGTTTTTTCATTTCATCTGTCCAAACGTAAGCTACTCCGCCATTGCCTCCAAAATCTTTATTGGCTTTAGCTAGATTTTTGCTTTTTAATTCTTTAATTCTTTTTTCTTCAAAGTCAAAAGCGTCAGATTCTTTTTCAAAGTATGCTATAATTCTTACTTCACATTCATTTTCTTTGATAATTTTATTAAAAATTTCATTTCTATTTCTTACTAAATATCGTTTTCCGCATCCTTTGCCAACATAAAAGATTTCTCCTGTATTTTTAATAAACCATTCATATACATAAAACATATGTTCTCCTCCAAAATCTATTTTTCGCTTCAAAATTAAAGTAAAAAATCTATTTTGCGATTCAAACTTTTGTAAACTTAGCGTTCCAGCAATTCACCGAATTGTTTTCTAATTATTGCTAATTAGGCTGCCAAGAAACTATAGCAGCAGTTCTGCATTTGATAGCCAAGTTGAGAGATATTACCATTTACGCTATTAAAGCCCTGGCATAAATCCTGACCAAGCTCATACTTGTTATTCAAAATGCTAGTATTTAGAGCATAAGTGCTATCACAGATACCCTGTTGTACTCCCTGAACCTGTCTCTCGATATTGCTTAATGTAAACTCAGTTCCAGTAAAAGCAGTCGTAGCTGGTCCACCTCCTCTACCGAATAGGCCGTCACCGCCTGCAAAGAAGATAGCAAAGATGAAGAATAAGAAGATTACCCACATCCAAGAGCCACCATCAAAACCATCGTTATCACGAGAGTTCATTACAGCAAGCAAATCGCCTAAGCCGATACCGTTATCCATAAATATTTACCTCCTTAGAAGTTTTTTATTTAAAATTTAAACACGTGGCCTTAGTGTTTAAATTTTCTAAGCATTTCAAGTTGTTGAGGGGTAAGATTACCCGTTCTTTGTGGAGCGTTTGGATAGTTTGTCGCAACTGCGCCGTCTCCAAGCATTCCTTTCATTTTATTTATGTCTGCCTCACTAATATTCAATTGTTTTGCATAAGGTAACAGACTTTTATCATTTAAAATTCCTTTTAATTGTTGTAGCTTTTCCGGGTCTTGTTTTAGATTATCTATAAACTCTGGAAGTTTTTCTTGAATATTTGAGCTATTAATACCCTGGTCTTTAAGCCACTTCTGATACTCTTTCCACGTTGACATTAGATTCTTTAGGTCCATTATTATTTCCTCCTACTAAACTATTTAATAAAGCTTCAATTTTTGTTAGTCTTTCATCAAAAGCTGCAATTTCAGAATTAGCAGGTTGAGTAGGTTCTTCTGCTGAAGGGCCAACTATTTCATTAAAGATTTCTTGGAGTTGCGATTGAGCCTCCTTTAAATCATCTTCCAATTTTTGTACATAGTCTTGTTTATATCCTACGACACCTATGCTATTATCAAAGGAGCGCGCATATATCTTTTCATCGTTATTAACAAAGAAAATTTGTTGCTCTCCGCTACCCCTTGGAAGTGGAATTGTATTTATATTCTCAATAGCAGAAAGATTATAAGTTATTCCAATTAAGTTACTTAATTTTTCAAAAGTTATAGGCTTATAGGGAATTTGTGGGAATGGTGCGGGATTTATGCCCTGAGCCTGTAATTGGTTGTTTTGATAATTGGCAAAATTTGGATTAGTTTGATTAAAACTCATTAGAGTACCTCCTTACAATTCAAGCAAAGAGCCTACCAGTGGGAGGACTGGCTTTAACCCTTCTAATAATCCTCCCAATGGATTTGATTTATTTTGTTTGTTTGCCTTTTCGGACATTTGCTTAGTCAACAAAATAAATTTTAATTCATCAGGAGTTAATGTGCCGCCTTCGCTAAGGCGTTTCATCATAGATATGGAAGTATTTACCATACCATCGAGAAACTTATCTTCCATGTTATCAACTCCGAAATTGGTAAATTTTGGTTTTCTCATATTAATAGTGAGAAAGTATATTCTCAGCTCAAAATTTTTGGTAAAATTTTCCAAAAATTTGACAAAATAATAGGGAGACTTATGTCTCCCTATCTATTAAACCCATTTATCAAGTAAATATTCTTCTGTTTCAGCTATTTCTTCAGCAGTTAAAACTCTAGGCCAAATAATAAATTCATAGAGTTCTCCGGTTAATGCTTCTACGCCTCCGCCCGCATGGTCGCAGACTCTAACGTCTTGAATTTGAGATACACTTTCTCTTGTGCCAACTTTAGTCCACAAATCATTTTTATAACTTTTTATTCTATAATGTACATTATTACCATTTGTATACATCCATACACAACAAGTATTTTGATTTATAAATGGTACTGCTTCAGTTCCTCCACTAGTATTTACTTGAGGACGACTATCAAAATCTATCATTTGCGGCGGCACATACGCGCCATCTCTGTATGTTAAAGTAGCAATAGTTCTACCAGTATAGTAAAATTTATCAGTTTCGTATCTGTATTCGCCTTTTTCATTAAAGTAACAACTATTTGTAAACATCTCGTTACTCAATAAATCAAAATTCAATCTTTGAACACATACTAATGTTGCGTTATCTACTGGGTTTGGGAATCTAAAAGTACCACCGCGACCACACCGTCCGTTTTGATTATTGAAGCTAATTGGTCTACCGTCCCAAGAGCCTAATCCCCAAGTATCGGTTTTATCGGTTATTAAGTGCCAAGGTTGAATTTTCGACGGCGCTCCATTTACAGCATTTATAATAGAACTAACTCTTGTCTGATTATATTGTCCAGTAGAAGCATCAAAGTCATACATATAGCCTTCTGTTGCTCCTTCAGTAAAAATTAGAAGAGGATTATTTGAAGAATCCCCAATCCAAATTTTTTTTAATTTGATTGGATTATTATTACCGTCACCAACATACATTTTTTTTAATCTAATGGGATTATTATTGCTGTCACCAATATAAAGTTTTGGCATAAAATCCCTCCTTAATATTGGCCCCAAAGAGTACCATATGCGACTTCACCATTATTTGGTTTTCTATTGACTGCTCTTAATGGTCTAGCATAAACAACACTAATATCACCAGGATTGGGAATAACAACGCGATTATTCATTGTTACTTGTCCCTCAACTTTTAGTATTCCTTTTAATGTTGCCGGCCCACCTACATCAAGCCCCGATTTTATATTCGCGGAGCCTATTACGGCACTCGTAGAACTAAGATTTGCTATTGTACCTGTTCCAGAAACTCCAATAGTTGAAAAATTGCTTGTTCCAAGAGTATTAGTAGCACCCGTAGAAACTATTCCTCCATTAACCGTAAGCTTCTGTCCAAAAGTTGCGGCTCCTTTTGCTTCAAAAGT